GATATTAAAAAGCTCCTAAGAGTAATCGAGTGTATTGAAGAGGATGAGGTTACTTTTAAAATTAATAGTAATCATCTTCTTTATAAGTCTAATACTATGCAGTTTAAGTATCATTTTCTTGATGATGCTATTGTACCTAAGGTTTCTCTTAAGAAAGAGAAGATTGAGTCTCTAGAACTTGATACCTTCTTCGATATTGAATATAAGAAACTACAAGAGATTCTTAAGGCTAGTTCCTTCACTACTGATACTAATAAGATCTATCTTTACGGTCAACCTGACGGTATATACTGTGAATTAGGAGATAAAGAGAAGTCTAACACAGACAATATTACCCTTAAGGTAGTAGACAAGATTGAGGGTCAACCACTCACTCAATCTCTACCGTTTAACTTAGATATCTTTAGAGTGCTATCAGGAGTTAAGTTTGATAAAGCAAGAGTGGGTATTAACTTAAAGTTTAAGGTTATGTCTTTCTTTGTTAAGCCAACAGACGATACGGAGTTTAAATTCATTATCTCGGGCTTAGTCAAATAATGGCAAACAAGATTACAACTCAGAGTTATTTTATTAAGAGACTCAAAGACTCCGGTTATCTCGTATATAGACTATTTGACGAGTATAGCGAGTCTGATCCTCGTAACTGGACTGTAATGATTGACCCTGGTTATGCATCAATATTTTGCACTTGCTATGTTAATCACGGCGATATGTTCGGCGAGACGTATTTTGAGTTTTATGATGGGGGTCAGTTTATTCCGGAGAAGTTTAAGTTGAAAACCGACTCAATCGAGGTTATAATAACTTACCTTGTTAAATATGGAATCAATAATAAATCAGAGCTATACAACAGCAAACAAAACCCAAAACTATAAATTTATGAGTAATTCTAAAAACTATGACTGGCTTGGTGAAGACGTAGAAGGTAAACAGCCTTCATTCGACGCTGTTAACTACAAGTATATGGAGCCAGATCGCAACTACGATACTACGCTTAAGCCTGATAGTGCTTATATCGCTACCTTGCCTGATCTGCAGAATGGTCCCTCGTCTCTTATCCAGGGTGCTAATGTAGCTATTCAGCAAGTAGGTATACATAACTTTAAGCTTCCTCTTAAGTGGACTCGTTCAGATGGTACTATTATTGAGCTTGAAACTGCTGTAACCGGCACTGTATCTCTTGATGCAGATAAGAAGGGTATTAATATGTCTCGTATTATTAGATCCTTTTACGAGCATAAGGACAATGTATTTGATGCTAACTATATTGAAGACGTATTAAAGCTCTATAAGAAGAACCTTGGTACATTTGACGCTAAGATTATTCTTAAGATATCTTACCCTATACTACAAGAGAGTCTTCGTTCCGGTAATAAAGGGTACCAATACTATAACATCTCTATTGAGTGCAGTCTCAATCAACAAGGTATATTTGATAAGATTATTCACTTTGACTTTGTTTATTCTTCTGCATGCCCATGCTCTTTTGAGCTTGGAGAGCATGCCCGTAAGTATCGTAACAAGGCTGTAGTATCTCACTCTCAGCGTTCAACGGCTCGTATTTCACTTAAATATACTGACCATATTTGGTTTGAAGAGGTTCAACAGATGTGCCTTAATGCTCTCAAGACTGAGACTCAAGTTATGGTTAAGAGAGAAGACGAGCAAGCATTTGCTGAGCTTAATGGGGCGTATTTAAAGTTCGTGGAAGACGCATCTCGTTTACTGTATCAAGAGTTTAATAAATGCTCGCGTATTATCGATTTTAAGATTGTATGCTCTCATTTAGAGTCGCTTCACTCGCATGATGCCATCGGTTGTATTGTCAAAGGAGTGGTTGGCGGATTTGTTGCGACAGTTTCTGAATCAGAACTCCGGAGTTTAGTTCGCTAAGTTATAAATATATATGGTGAGTAAAACTCCAAAGAACACAAAGACCTCTAACAAGAGGTCAGTAAAGAAAGCAAGCCCTATACCACAGGCTTTATCTTTAAATGCGCCTGCACCGGCAAAGCCTTCTGAGCTAACTCCGATTGCTATAGCTGGTATGACTGCACCCGAACAAAAGAAAATACAGGAAATGCTGATGCACGCTCAGCTAGAATATGCTAAAATAAAGACTCTAGTGGTTAAAGAAAAGAAAAGAGAAATTGAAACTCTAGACCTTATAGTTAAAGAGTTTATGGGCCCCTTTATGTTGATAGGGTATGATCTTAATAATAACCCTGTTGAGATGGTATCGGCAGCCTCTCCAGGAGAACATGATGCACTTCTTGAGCGTTTAAGACGAGTAATGTATAAGATCAGTCAAAATATTGCTAATTCTAACGGGAGTGACCCGTATGGTTACAACAATAATTAAGAAGCTTAAGCTACTTTGTTTACCTAAGCATAGATACATCTATGTTGTGCTCAATGGTAAACTTAAAGGAGAGTGGCTCGTACAAGTTAAAAAGACAGAGCAAGAGACTACGTTTTTTTCGTTACCCGATAAATACGTACGAGTGATAGCAACAAAAGATTTAGAGTGGGGGTTTAAGAATAAAGTATTAGAACCAGTAGATGTTTTACCCAAGAGCATATATAATGTGTGTGTAGCAGAGTATAACCTTCAAGCCACCAATGACCAACGAAATAACGCTCTTAATCGACGGGAACAACACACTTCACCGGACCCATTGGATAGCTAATAGTACTGGAAGGCCGTTAATTAACTCTAAAGGGGTTAACACAGGCAGTTCATTTGCGTTTATTAAGATTGTAAAATCTTATGTGGATCAGTTTAACGCAAATAAGGTATATATTGCGTGGGACCGAAAACTCTCCAAAGAAACGAATTTTAGAAACACTCTCACTGAAGGCACGTACAAAGGCACGCGGGATCAAGATAGAAACAAAGAAGTATATAGTAGTGTAAATAGTATTCTTGATATTGTTGAATGTCTCGGGGTTAAAAATATATTTCCAGGTAAATTAGAGGCGGATGACGTTATTAGTTGGCTCAGTAAAACAGTCCCTGGTAAAAAAATTATTATTAGTGTCGATAAAGACTTTATTCAGTTAGTTGCGCCGGATATATCCTACTATAGTCCGGTTAAAAAGCAATTAGTAGACAGTTATAACTTTGAAGAGACTTTTGCGGTAACCCCTAAGGAATACCTGTACTATAAAGCGATTATTGGCGACGTTTCAGACAATATTCCAGGTATTGAAGGGTACGGGAAGGTAAAAGGTCTCAAATTAGCAGTCTCATATAATGAATACACTACTACAGGCGAGTGTGAAGAGAAAGACCTATATACCATTAAGGCTAATGAGAAGACTATCCTGGATAACTTAAAGTTAATGGATCTCTCCTATGGTTTGAGTTTATTTAAAGAGGAGACTGATTTATATGGGGAGCAGATACTGAAACTAGAGAAGGTTGCGCCGGATTTCAATAAATTTAAGCAAATTTGTACTAATTTAGAGTTTAACTCTGTACTAGAAAAGCTAGATAATTGGCAAGCTTCTTTCAACAAAAAAGCAAATGGTAGTATTTTGACCGAGTATTTTAAAGCTTTTGAGTAAATATTGTATATGACCCCTAATGTAGAGCCTCGCGCGCAATCTTGTACCACCTGTGGACAACCTTCAGTACACCCTCGTATTATGCAGGTTAACCGTGGTAAAACTATTGTTACTGAAGCACATTGGATTTGTCCTAGATGTTCCAATAGATTTATGGTGGGTACAGTAAATATAGTTAACAGTGAAATCAAGAAAAACTAAAAAACTACTAGACGAAGCGTCTTATTACACTGGTGTTAACACTGGTACCCAGTCTCCAGAGACAATATCCGCTTATGAGTTTAGTAAAGACAGTGTACCGACTTTAAATAAAATTAGAGAACTTAAAGGACAGGGTAACACGCCTGGGGTGCCACAGGAATTGCCGTTCCCTCTTCAAGACGCAGTGAGAGAATTAGCTGGCCTGTATTTATCCGCTCAGGATTTAAGAAATAAAGCCCGAGATGCTGAAAAATTACCACTTTTTAAAGGTAAAGAAGATAAGATTAGAGACTTTCGTAGCAAGCTAAACGGAATAATGGTCGAGTGTAAAAAATTAGCTAGTAGTTTACACGACTTTTCTCTTGCACCTAGGTAATAAGTTTATTTAATAGTCGTTGTTATGAACGACTCATTAAAAATATTCCTTATATCTTCCGTTAAGACAGCTTTTATTTCCTTCCTCGTGGCTGGGGTCGCGTTTGTATTCAAGCAACCACCAATAATGTGGTTTCTTGTTGCAACGATCGGGCAATATGTAGTGTTTTATCTGTTTAATACCTATCTTGAGTATAAATCTACTCGAGACTTTAAATGGCAGCAACTTAAAGAGATTGAAATTTTAGCGCAAAATACTACTAAAGTAGATTGCGCGTCTTGCAAGAAAGAGAATGAAATTATCATTCGTTTCGATCAAGAGAACCGCTTTATCTGTGGGCACTGTAAAGTCAAAAATACGGTCTATATAAATACTGAAACTGCAGTAGTAACTGAGCCAATGTATGAGACCGAGCCAATCCCTAACACCGCATCTACAAATGGAAGCTAATACTAATATAAACAAGATTACAATGTACGAGTTTGCCCGTTGGGCTGCTCTTTTAGAAGCTGTCGATATTATCGCAGATAAATGCGAAGATAAAGGCATTAACTTCGACGGCCCGGCTGGAATGAAATATATAAAGCCTCTAGATATTCAAGACTATGTTAATATGAGAACTGATACTCTTGTAATGAAAATTAAAACCGCGCGCAATATTGAAACTAACCTTAATACAATAAAATGTCTACAAATAGAAAACCAGCTAAAGCGCTTAGAAGTGACCGAGTAATTTTTATTACAGGAGAAATTACTGACGTTCTCGTAGGAGAAGTGATCCGCAAGATGTTACAGCTAGACAAGAAATGCAATAAAGACATTCTGTTAATACTTAACACCGACGGTGGAGAGGTTACTGCTGGTCACTTGCTCATTAACTTCTTTAAACTAATTCGTTCTGATATATCAATTTTAGTACCTGCTAATGCCCAGAGTATTGGGTCTATAATCTTAGCATCGGGCACTAAAGGGAAACGTATTGTTATGAATGGTACTATAGTTATGATGCATGGGTCAGTATACGAATTACCATTAAATGCTCATAAGATACAAAAGAGCGATGTTGACTTTCAAGAAAGACACGAGCAATTCTTTGTTAATATATTAAGAACTACCGGGTATAAGACTCCAGAAACTAGCTTAGCTTCAGAGTATACCTATCATATTGGTCAAGAGATCATTGATGTGGGGCTTGCAGATAATATGATTAATTCTCTTGAAGAATTGCATAACATAGTTAATCTA